TAATATGGTATACTATGAATATGAATCTAAAAATCTTTAAACACAGGCATTATGCCATTGAACCAACATACGGGACAGAGCAAGCAGCATGTTTTGATCTGTCATCTGCGATTGGATATGGGTCTGCAATATTAGCATATTCCAAGACAAATCAAAAATTAGAAATTCTAGCATCACAGGATGATGCTGGAAATTATATTGAAATTCCATCCGAGTGGAGAGTGATGGTTCCGACTGGTTTAATTTTTGATATTCCAGAAAATCATTACATACGAATTTATGCTCGTTCGGGTCTTTCCACGAAGAGTGGATTGAATCTAATTAACTCTGTTGGCATAATTGACGCAGATTATACCAATGAAGTTTTTATTCCTCTATACAATAATTCTCAGGAAAAGATTCGTATCTATAGTGGACTAAGAATTGCTCAAGCAGAGATGGTTGCTTGCGAACCCCGTGTTAATTTCAGCTACATAGATGAGAGGCCACAACTAAAAGGTGATCGTACAGGTGGTTTCGGATCTACTGGAGTATAGAATGACACAGACAAAAACGCAAGAAGTAGTAGACTTCATCACACAGTTCGCTGATGAAGAAGGTGTTCCAACAATCATTGGTAAGGATTGGGAAGAATTCAATTCCAAGTTTACTAAGCAAGAAATCAAGGAAGGTCTTGCTGAATACATTGGAACCAAGTTTCCTCTCTTTCCATACCGAAAGATTGACTTTGATTATGGAGTAAAGCGAAAATTCTATGATCTAAAGTCAAAGACACACAACGATTTCATCATGGCAGATGCGGGTGAAGTCACTGAGAAGTATACAGACTACAAGTATCCATTCAGAGACTGTGGAAAGTTTGTAATCTTCTATGGTCATTATCACAATGACATCAGTAATTTCTTTCAACAGAGAAATCGTTATGACTGTGGATCGCATGGGTTTCCGTCTCCAAGCGAGTATTGGTATTCACCAGATCTTCTGAAGAAGATGAACTGGACATTCTGGAGACTTGACAATGATGGAATCACTCCGATTACTCTTCGTGGTTCTTTCCGTCTTGGAGCATATGTTGCGACTCAGTTTAAACCACATGTTGCGAAGTCAATTTATGATTTCGTAAACAGTCGTGTAAGAAATGACGAGATGAGAGTCCTTGACTTCAGCATGGGTTGGGGTGATCGTCTCGCAGGGTTCTATACATCAAAAGCAAAGCACTATGTTGGAACAGATCCCAACCCAAGTGTATTTGCTGTATACAAAGAGCAGTGTAAGCAATATGAGAAACTGTTGAGTGGAGAAGAACCAGAGATTGAATTCTTTCAGGTTCAGGTCAAGGATCATTTCTATGAAGCATTCCGTTGTGTCGGAAGATCTGGAAAGACAGTAACAGCATACAATGCTCCCGCAGAAGATATTCTTGAAGAGATCAAGAAGAACAAGTATGACTGTATCTTCACATCTCCTCCATACTTTTCTACTGAACTATACGACGAAGGTGGAGACGACTGGAAGCAATCATGGTTTCGTTACTCTGATTATGAGAAGTGGTGGGAGGATTTCTTCAAACCAGTACTGACTGCTTGTTACGAATCTCTGAAGGACAATGGATCAATGATGATCAATATTATGGATCCACAAATCAAGTCAAAGAGATTCAAGACATGCGATCAGATGGTAGATCATATCCTTGAACTTGGTGGTAAGTTTGATGGGCAAATTGGTATGCGAATCAAGCAACGACCAAAGGATATAGATACAGAAGAACTGAAGAAGTTTTTGGTCACGACATACATTGAGAATGTCTGGTGCTTCTCAAAGAATGGATTTGACCTTTCAAATAAACCTGCTACACTAGAATCACTTTTTGGAGAATAACATGAACCGTGAAGAACTTTTTAATATGCACAAGGAAATGTGTACCTTTGCTTTGGATTTGATGAAAAAGAAAAATTCAGATTACGCTGGAAGCGATGGCGCAAATCCATTTGCTAATTTTACTCGCGCTGAATCTTTAGGAATTTGCTCGACCGAACAGGCATTTTTAGTTCGCATGACCGATAAAATGTCACGACTTTCTTCCTTTGCTTCAAAAGGAAAACTTGACGTGGAGGACGAATCGGTGTATGATACTCTGGTAGACCTGATCAATTATTCGGTGCTACTGGCAGCATTTCTTAAAGATAAAAAATGAGATTTTACACAAACGCATATTACAACTATAAAGGGATCCTTCTTGCTGAGAAGGATGAAAACGGAAAGACTGTGTATTCTGAGAAGGAACACAGTCCTTCTGTTTATCTTCCGTCAAGTGGAAGATGCGATCTCAAATCCATCATTGGTGATCCTCTGATGGAGATGAGGTTTGATAATCACGAACAATACAAAGAGTTCGTTGAGAAGTATGCGACAATTCCTGGATTTGAAATTCACGGTGAGATTCAACAAGAGTATCAGTTTCTAGCAAAGCACTACGGTGGTACGCATAACTATGACTTCTCCAAGATCGACATCATGTACATCGACATTGAAACTGCGTCAGAGAACGGGTTTCCGTCCATTGACAATCCAGAAGAGGAAGTCCTTGCAATCACTGTATCGTCAACTAGAACAGGAAAAGCAACATTCTGCTTGGGTACATTCTCCACCGAAGAAGACATCAAGGTCTTTGAGTATCAGGAAGAAGCAAAACTTCTCAGAGATTTTGTCAAGTATTTCAGCGACAATTATCCTGATGTCATATCGGGTTGGAACATTCGTTTCTTTGACATTCCCTATCTTGTAAATCGCATCGGAAAGGTGCTTGGACGAAAGTATGTCAAGTTGCTTTCTCCTTGGGGTATTATCAAAGAAAAGAGAATCAATCGCAAGGGTAAGGAAGAGAGTGCGTTCGATCTGATCGGCATTTCCACTCTTGACTATTACGAGGTCTACAAGACCTTTACATATACGAATCAAGAATCGTACAGTCTGAATCATATTTCGTATGTAGAACTTGGAGAGAAGAAACTCTCATATGCAGAGTTCGAAAGTATTACAGAGTTCTACAAGAAGGACTTTCAGAAGTTCATTGCCTATAATATTCGCGACGTTGAACTGGTTCAGAAACTGGAAGATAAACTTCGTCTGATTGAACTCGCAATCGCACTTGCATATTCTGCGGGTGTGAATTATTCAGATGTCTTTTCTCAAGTTCGTACATGGGATGTCATTATCTACAACGATCTGCTTCAGAGAGGAATTGCGATTCCGCCAAAGAAGAAATCAAGAAAGAATGAGCAATATGCGGGTGCATATGTCAAGGAACCAATCGTTGGGTTCCATGATTGGGTGGTGAGTTTTGACTTGAACTCTCTATACCCGCATCTCATCATGCAGTATAATATCTCCCCAGAGACAATGACAGATGATGGAATTCGTGCTTCAATTTCCCCAGAGGGTCTGTTGAAGCAATCTAGCGTATGTACAGAAATTCTTGAAGACAATAAGAAAAAGAATCTCTCAACTGCTGCCAACGGAACCACATACCGAAAAGATATTCGTGGATTTCTTCCTGAACTCATGGACAGCATGTACAAAGATCGTAAAATGTTCAAGAACAAAATGATTGAGTCAAAGAAAATGCTCGAAGACATCAACGAGGAATTGCGCCGTAGGGGCTTGACAGACTGACCCATTTGTGGTATAATATACGCATGTCGGAAACCCGTAACGTGATTGACCATTACCACTACTGGAAGCATGAAGCGATACTTGCGGACTTGGATACAAGACGGAATAATTTTTCTGTTGTTTGTAGCAATCTTTATAATGATTTCAACATTGCTACAGTTATTCGCAATGCCAATGCGTTCCTTGCGAAGAAGGTAATTCTTTACGGTTCAAAGAAGTACGACCGCCGTGGTACGGTTGGAACTCATCACTATACGCATTTTGGACATTGCCGTACCTTTGAGGATCTTGAGAACGAAATCAAGATCCTCAAAGGAACCTACGGTACAGTCAGAATTATAGGAATGGATAACATTCCTGGTTCGTTTCCAATTGATGAATATAGTTGGAACTCAAACGCTCATTATGTTCTTGTTCTTGGACAGGAACAATTTGGAATTCCAAAGGAACTTCTTGACATCTGTGATGATCTGCTATATATTAAGCAATACGGAAGTGTCAGAAGTCTGAATGTAGGTACTGCGAGTGGAATCGCAATGTACTCACTCGTTTCAAACACAGTAGGATAATTATTATGAGTAGAAAAACACCACATCGTAAATTTGGTCGTAGACGTAAGTTGGGAAGTCGTAAGCGAAGAGCTCGTAAGTTGGCAAGAGCATAATAAAGTTACCCCGTGGTGAAACGGTATCACAGGAGATTTTGGTTCTCTTTTTCCTAGTTCGAATCTAGGCGGGGTAGTTACGGGATTGTGGCGAAACTGGCGAAACGCAAGGCACTTAAAATGCCTCACATAAGAAACATTGTGGGTTCGAATCCCACCAATCCCACTTAAAAGCAGACGAAATATATATAGTATAGGAGCGTCTGCTATGAGATACAATAGAATAAAACAATTAGGTAAAGATAAATTTCAGGAATATGCAAATCAAGTTTTTTCTATAGCACAAATGTTAGAAAAACTTGGTTATAGTAATAAAGCTGGTGGATCATATCATGTGGTAAAAAAATATTTACAAGAATATCAAATAGATACTTCTCATTGGACTGGACAGGGGTGGAGTAAAGGACAACAACTAAAAGATTGGTCGCAATATAACTCCTACAAGAGTTCCAAAAAACATCTAATATCAGAAAGAACACATAAATGTGAATTATGTGGATTGACCGAGTGGCGTGAATCTGTTATTCCACTAGAAGTTCATCATAAAGACGGCAATAGAACAAATAATGAATACGATAACTTACAATTACTTTGTCCAAATTGTCATTCTTTGACTGATAATTGGAAAGGTAAAAATAAAAACACGGCGCGGTAGACCAACGGCAGAGTCAGCTGATTCAAGTCCAGCACAGTGTGGGTTCGAATCCCACTCGCGCTATTATGAAAACTTCAGATCTCGCATACGAACTCCGTTGTGCAACCAAGCGCACCGATCTTCCCGACGAAATTGTGCGATTGATC